GTTTTGTTGCGGACTTAGGTTCGCGGCTTGCCACCACGCTCCCAGCCGAAACACTTGTTGTCTTCGCTTGTTTATTTCTTGTGCGCTACGCGCTGCCGCCTGTCGGCGGGCTGTGTTTCTGTAACATCGCCGTCTAGTCTGTCAACGGTCCTTGTTTATTATTTGCCCTCGTTCCTCGGGTTGACAGCCGTCGCCAGCGATGTGACACCGGGATCGTGGCGACAAGCCACAAACCTTTCCTTAATCAAAACGGACTAAGCATTATGAATATGACAGCAGACAAAACACACCTTTGATCTTTCATCGAGTGGGTGAGACTCAGTATCAAGTACTAAGCATTGGGGGAAACTTCTCGCCGTCGAAGGACGAACTGAAAGTCATTTAAGCCTACTCCGTAACTGGTAAAACGACTTGGAGCCGTGCCGGGCAAGATGGTTTTACTGCAGCCTGAAACCACCTTCGCAAGAGGTTGCCGTTTACAACGGTTAGCTATTGGAGTGATTGATGCGGACTCTAGATCGACTCAGGCTTTGAAGTGCGTCGAGGGCTCCCTCTTGCGTTTCCCGGTAGGCAATCTGTTGAAGCTGGCTCCGGTATGCCAAAACGGTCCATCAGCCCGCTTCGCATGGCAATCTTGTCGCAGCCTGGCAGAACTAAGGCGTGGAGTCAGCTACGACTTTAGGCGCGTATGGTTAGCTAAGATGCGTGGTTTACGCAGCAAGAGGACTTTAGGAACACCAGTCCGATCATCGACGTTGATTCAGAACAACGTTCGAGGGTGCAGGTGGATGGCACCAGACTTAATGGACAATCAGCAGTGTCCGCAGACGATTTGCTCAAGTCCTTAGTGTTTTGGCATAGCCCCGTCTGGTGCTTGGCAGGATGCTGAGTAGCAGGCAGCTTCTTGGACCGATCTGAAGCGCATTGAAAAGAGGTTTTGCATCTTATCCACAGCTTATCCACAGGCCAAGCTCTTGAATCTACTACTAAGAACAAATCGTTAGTTGACAGGCGCATGGCACGGAATGTGTAATAAACAACGCTACTTCTAGCCCACAAATGAGGTTGAGATGTCGAAACAACGTTTGCCGGCAACAGTCGATACCGACAAGGCGCTGACCCCGAGACAGGCGGAAATCCTGGATCACATAATGTTGACCGGCGAATCCCCATACGACGCTGCTGAAACGCTCGGCACTTCACCTCGTAACATCTACAGAGTGCTCGCTTATCCCCACGTAAAGAGGGAGTTACAGCGTCGGGCACTTGATCAGGTCGGTATCTTGAGTCTCTACGCAGTGAGGAAACAACAGGAACTACTTGAAGCAGACTCAGAGCATGTGCAAGCAACGGTGGCTGAGAACATCCTCGATAGGCATCTAGGCAAGCCTGTTACTCGATCTCAGGTTGCTCATCAAGGCACGATACAGGTGCTGATTGACCTTAGTTGAGTACCGGTATCTACCTTATTCGACAGCTCAAAACCACAGGACTAATCGCTCTCTCAAAGCAAGGTGGGGGGTTGAAAACGCGCGGTGACTCTAAGGCTACTCCTGTCATACACACACCTATCCCAATTTCCCTTTTCATCTTTCCCGGCGATTTCTTTTTCCGACCGTAGGGAGTATTATTTTCTCGGGCAGTGGAGGTTGAATATGGATAAGGTAGATCAAGATCAAATATTGCCATGTGATTTCTGTAAGAAGAAAATGACATTTCATGATTACACGACGCACCGCTGTGAAGCCTTGCAGGGTCGGAACCCTTGGGATGAGAAGATGGCTAAGGCGAAGTGGAAGGTGCCGGGTGTGAAGGGAACGATCAGTGCCAGGGGAAGGCGCTTGGAGCGTCCGGTACGCAAACCCTCCATTCCTGAGCGATTTCTTGACTGGCTGATTCCTCCGGATTATCCCAATGGTTGACACTACCCGCGAAGGTACAAGCCAATATCTTTCTATTGCGGAGGTCCGTCGAACGGATGCCAATGTCAATTATCTGGTGGCTGCTGGTGCCAGCCCGATTCTGGTTTTAGTGACTTCTCTGATTGCCGGGAGTAATATCATCGGCGTACAGACGGAAGGGCCGGTGACGGTTCAATTACCACTTGAGGCGAATGAGGAACAAGTGATTACTGTCAGTGACGAGCGCGGCACTGCTGGTGTCGATCCGATCACAATAGAGATCGTTTAATATGTCCTCACAAGTTAACGTGCAACCACGTTCATTGGTAGCAAGTAGTGGCTCCATACAGCTCGGCGGCGTGATCTGCAATCCTGATGGAACGATCAAGCACTCTATTTTACTGAACAGCCGCGTTCCGATTGCACCACGTCGCCGTTTTCTCCCCTTTCCCTGTGAGCTCAGGCACGAAACCGCTGCCAGAAATACAATGGCAAACGCTCTTTGCGATCTGTTTGATGTTGGCTCCCTCAATTCTCAGGGTCGACTACGCCTTTACACTGCTGGTGGTATCACCCTGCTGGCTACCGTCCTGATGGCAAACCCCGCTTTTAGCAATGCCGCTAATGGAATCTCGCCCGGCGTTAATTTGCCGTGGAGTGACAGTTCCGCAGCCGGGTCCGGCCTGGCCGCCGAGTTTATCGGCGTCGACCGGGATGAAAACCTTATTATTACTGGTGATGTCGCGATCGTAGGTGGAGAAATGAATTTTCCACAGCTTGAAATTGCCACCAACGATATCGTTAAGATACTCTCAGCAACTTACACCGCAGCACCTTAGAGGAAAAACCGATGAACATTTTTTCACTCAAACCTTTACGCACTTTATTTTTTGATCTTCGCTACGCAATCTTGCTGGCGTTCTTGCCGATGGCCGAGTTCTCAACCTTTTTGGAAGACGAGCTGTACGACCATCTGTTCCGTAATGCGACCTATGCTGATCCAGCTGCTGTGTATGCAGCGCTATTCGGCACTACTGCCAGCACCGCACTGCTCGAGGCCGGTACGCTAACGGGCGAGATTGCGGGTAACGCCTATGCTCGTACTGCAATCACATTTGGTGCGCCGACTGCTGGCCTTGGCTCGAACTCGGCCGCGGTCACATTCCCGGCCGCATCCGGTGGTGACTGGGGTGTGATTCGCTATATGGCGATCATGGATGCCTCAAGCGCTGGTAATGTACTGATGTACACGCAGTTGGATTCTGACGTTACGATCAATGACGGTAACCAGTTCCAGTTCAACATTGGCGATATTGATGCTGATTTCAAACCGGCTAGTTCCGAGATTGCTACGGCCCTTTCGAACTCGCTCTACGATCATGTGCTGCGATCAACGCCATACACCAGTCCGGCCAACGTCTATCTGGCGATGTTCACCAGTACGGCGGTGGAATCAGAGCTTGAAGCGTCAACCTGGACCAATGAAGTTGGCGCCTCGCGTGGTTACACGCATCTGGCGCTGACGGTTACCGCGCCGACCGATGGTGCTGGCTCGAACTCCGGCGATCATACCTTCTCGGTTGCTGTGACAACCAACTGGGGTACGCTCCGTTGGGTTGCCATTTGTGATAACGCTACGCTGGCAACGGGTAATGTTCTGGTTTACACGCAGTTGGATAGTGACGTTGTTATCAATATCGGTAATACGCTGCAATTCAATAACGGAGATCTGGATATTCAGATTCAATAAATTGGAAGGCAGTAATCTGATATGTCTCTAATTGGTGCAGGCGGTCTTATTGTAGAGGGCTATATAGCCAAGTTTCCATTGCTCTCCACATCCCGTATTGGCGATATGAATTATGGCCAAGACGATGTATATGCTGAGGCTAATCGTGTTGCTATAGGCAAAATGGATGCCTCCCTGCTATTCGGTTTTGGCGGTGCGGACTCAATGGATAGTGAGCCGCCCGCCACAAACTGGCTGGCACGAACTGAGGTCGATCAGGAGATCCTTGACGGCAATATTGCTGGTCATCATTGGCTATTCACGTATTTCAATATGATGGAATCCGCTGATGATGGAAGTGATCAGGCTAATTTTCTTGATGCGGTAGATGGGCCAGGTGCGTGGGATGGATGGACCAGAGACTCAGCCGGGGTAAAGGTGTCGCTGTTTGCCGGCAGTATTGGCGCAAACATTTCAAACTATGTTGCTGAAACGTCCGGACAACGATACCCGGAATGGCTTGCTGATAACATCATTGAAGACCTGTATATCACGCCTCATGTAACTGCTGGTGTACCAGTTGGCGGCAGAGGCGCAATCAATTGCGACCTTTATAACTTTCAGCTTCACTGCAATAAATCAGGAATTGATTGGGATAACGATATAGGCGGCAATGACGATGCTCAGGATAACTACGATCCTGAAAATGAAACCCATGTATCAACAGACCCTATCGCCGTGATCGCTTATTCTGGTTATCGTGAAAATTACATGAAGGGAAAGAATCAGATACAGGTAAATAATCCGGGTATGGCTATATTGTGCAACACCAATCAGTGGTCAGAGGAAGCAACCTCTGCTGTTGATCAGCTCCGCACCTGCATACTTGAATATCGTCGCGGCGGTGATCCATACAATGCAGATATTGAGGGTGGTTTTTCCGAAAATAATACCTTCAACGACGATGCTGCATGGCCTAGAAGCGCAGTTGCAGCAGACGGTACTACACATTTTCGAGGCGCTAATATTGGTTCGTGGCAGAGAATGTACAACAACATATATCAGGGTCAGCGCTTCTTACAGTAT